AGTAATTGAGACTGGAGGACGGACAGACATGGGACGGACACGGGACGGACATGGAGACGGACATGGAATTCCGTGTCTGTCCGTGATAGGTCGCCCGGACAGGCCCGCAGGGTGCGGATGGGCATGGACGGACATGGGATTGGGAAATGGGGGGGGGGGTATAGAACCCCCCCACCCTCCATGTCCGTCCATGTCCGTCCTCAGCAAAAACTGACTGAAAAACGAGAGGGTGAATTGAGACTGACTTTGCCTTATTGAGACAGGTTTTGAGGATTTCCATGTCCGTCGGCTTATTGAGACTGAGCTGCTTTTTTACTGCAATCGGGTGGCATGATGCACATTTTGCAAAAAGAGTTTGACGGGGCTGCAAAGGGTCTCCCAGTTTCGCGGCATGGACGATGATATTTGGAACCCGAGGCTGGAGATTGCATCGCGGCTGCTGGCTGGGGTGGCGGCGCAAGACGATGTTGTTCTGACTGGCGGCGACGTGAAGGACGCGCTGCTGATTACGGACATCTTGATCGCGCATGAGCGGGCGACGCGGGTGAGCCGTGAGGAGGGCACCTGATGAGCGGTGACCTGATTTTGGCCGGGCTATCGAAGGCGAAGCCGATGTACGACGGCTCGAGCGTGGTGGCGCGAGCGATGGACAGCGAGGCAGGGGAGATGCCGGCGCTGGTGCACATGCCGGAGGACGCGGCGAAGTACGATCCGCGGCGCTCGGAGGTGATCACATGGCTGATGACGCAACCGAACTGCTACCTCGCGGCGACGAACTGGCTGCTGACGGCGCTGCGGCGGCGCGGGGTGATCGTCTTCGACCGGGATGCGCGCAGGTGGAGCGGGGCCGGGAGGGGCGCCGTGGAGCAGATGCGGCTGATTCGCATCGGTGCCTCGAAGATGGCGCGGATGGCGCAGCGCAAGGTCGAGTTGCCCGAGTTTCTGGCGAAGTGGCAGGAGTTGCAGATCGCGAACCCGACCATGAAGACGTCGGGGCTGGTGAAGCTGATCGCCGCGAAGATGGAGATCGCGACCCGGACCGTGTACCTGATGCGCCGGCGCGCGGCTGCCGAGCAAGGCCTGAACGTGCACGGCTACATCAAGCCTCTACCCGAGGTGCGCAAGGCGCCCCAACCCCAGGCGGAGCTGCCCGAGCTGCCCGAGCTGCCCGAGAAACCGCGGGTGCGGACCGGGCAGTGGCCGAAGAAAGGCGAGGCGCCTGTCGATGAATCGGCGTGCGAGGCGTGCTCCGGGACCGGTCTGGACCCCTCCCGACCGGACGGAACGTGCGAGGCGTGCCAGGGTTCGGGCCTGGCGCCGGTCGGCGTGAACCCCGCGGAGGCGGTCGCCGCGGTGATCCGGGCTGACGAGGCCGCCGCAACCCTATCCCAGCCGCCGTCCTACCCCGAAAATCCGCCGTCCGCTGGCGCGGACGAGTCACAGACGGGGGGGGTGGCGGGAATGCCAAGGAAACGGCGGTTGCGGCCGAATCCGGTCGCGGCGGCGGTACCAGTGGCGGAGGCGCCCAAAGAGGTCGATTCAGTCCCGGCCGACGAGGAGGCGTTCGAACTGTGATCGTCGCCGCCACAGTCTGCGCCGCGGCGGCCGCCTCCGCCTCCGCTTACGAAAAGGCTATGCGGGAACGCCGCCCAGCCGTGTGGCCCGTCCTCGGCGGCTCCGGTCCGGTCGGTCCGGTCGGTCGCGTTGGTCCGGTCGGTCTGACCGGGCCCGTCGGTAGCACGTTTCTCCTCCCACCTATCTTCACGCAGCCCGCCCGGCAGCCCAAACCCGAAAAGAAACCCTGGCCCCCGCCTCCCCCATCATGGCCCGAGAGCTCGTAACATGCAAAAAATGCGGCGGCGAAGGCCATCTCGTATGTCGCCCGCTCGTCGGCATCCTCTTCTGCGAGCTCTACACGGTGGACTGCGAGGACTGCGACAACACCACGAACGAGCAGCACGCTAACCAAGATTTGGCCATCGAGCAGTGGAACACCGAAAACTCTCCGCCTCCCCCCGGCAACTGAATCTCCCATGCCCATCTACTCCGATCTTCCGATCTTCGAATACTATCCCCGCAAGGAACTCGCCATCCGCGAACTGGTGGAGCCGCTCGGCATCAATTCGCTGCTGGACGTCGGCGCCGGCCACGGCGGGGTGTTCGACTACGGCTATTGGGATGGCCGGAAGATGGAGCGCCGCGAGGCGTGCGACATGTTCTGGATCCGCCCGATGAGCGAACGGTGGGCGACGAAGACCGGCGTGGACGCCTGCAAGCTGACGGATCACTACGCGGAGAAATCCTTCGACCTGGTGTTCTGCATGGAGGTGCTGGAGCACATCCCCGAGAACCGGAAGGCGCTCGAGCAGCTGTGCAAGGTGGCGCGCAAGGCGGTCGTGATCACGTCAGCCGACGAGATGCACCACCGGGGCGAGGAGCAGGAGGCGATCGAGAAGGTGAACGCCTTCCAGAAATTCACGGGCCAACCCAAGGTGAAGGACATGGAGGAGCTCGGCTTCACGGTGAACGTCGACAACTACAACCAGCGGCAGCTGATCGCGTGGAGGTTCCTGTGACCGCGCGCCAACTCGTCCAGATGGCAGCTCGTGGTGCCGAGGACGGGCACGACACCAGTTGGCACGCGAGCATGAGCAGCAGCGAGCGCATCCAGAAGATGATGCGAGAGGCGCACGACAACGCGCTCGCTCAGTTGAAGAACGACGAGGCGGCGTTGGTGATGGAGCAACCCTTCGAGCTGTAATGAAAGGCCTGCGCACAAAGTCGGGCACCGTGTTCAAGCAGGTCTCGGAGAAAATCTATATTTTGGAGCCAGCTCCGCTGGAGCCCTGCTTTCTGATCGAGCGTTTCACCAAAAAGATGAACTCGAACGGCTGGCAGTTCATGGCTTCCAACGACAACAAAACCATGAAGCAAGTCGTCACTTTCCTGAGATGAGCACTCGTCTTGGCCGCCGTGCGGCAGTCTATCCCGAGGGCACAAAGGGCGTCACCGTCACCCTGCCGCTGAGCAACATCGCGTTCTGCGAGATGCTGGCTGACTCGCGCAGCATCAGCCTGTCGTGGGTGATGAACGATGCGATCAACATGCTGCGCGCGGAATACGACCGTGCCCAAGCCAGGCTGGCCGACGAGGAGCGCAAGATCGCACGCGCGGAGCGCCGCGAGGAAAAGCAGGCCACCACATCAACCTTCACGACGCCGCCGACCGACGCGCCGTTCGACCTATGAACTACAATCCGATCAAGGGCGTTATACAGATCACACCCGACGAAGCGAAGTCGGGCGCGCTGTATCTATTGAATGCCATCAAGCAGATCAAGAAAAGCGCCGGGATTCCGCTCACGCCTTGCGAAAGAAACGACATTCTCCAACCCCCTGACTTCGCTATGAAGAGCATCATCGAAGCCGCTGAACGGCTGGGAATGGACCTCGGCGGGCGCTGGGGAAATGAAATCGACAGCACGAAACACTGATCGAAATGACTCCGCGCGACGCCATTCGGCTGCAGTTTATACTCGACCGCGTGAACGCGATTGGGACGGACGGCACCCATGAAGAGCTGAAGCTCGTGCCGTGGACCGTGTACTATCACGACGGCGACCAATCTTCGATCGGCTTCGACCGCAAGGCCGTCGATCGCTGGATGAAGATCGCCGCGGCGCGCGGTGCGAAGCTCCCGCTGTTCGATTCACCTGACCCGGAAAAACCAAAGCGCCGGAAGCGGCGCAAAGTCTGCCAGCTTTATCTCCCCTCTTTATGAGCACATCCCCCGAAAACACCCAGCTTGCGGTTCTCCCGTCGGCTGCCCTCGCCCGCGGCGCCGAGTCCGCTGTTTGGAACGCCCTCAAGGAAATGTACGATCAACCGAGCGACGATGCACTCGGTCTCGTTCTCGACTACTGCAAGGCGCGCAAGCTCGACCCGATGAAGAAGCACGTCCACATCGTGCCCGTCTGGTCAAAGAAGCGCGGCAAGATGGTCGAGTCCGTGTGGCCGTCGATCCAAGAGCTGCGCACCACCGCGATCCGCACCGGCATGTATGCCGGCTGCGACGAGCTCAAGCTGGGCGCGATGGTCAAGACGGACCTCGGCTCATTCAAGGCCTTCGAGCATCCCGAGTGGGCACAGTTCACCGTGTACCGGATGGTCGACGGCGTGAAGTGCGCGTTCGTCGGGCCCAAGGTTTACTTCGTCGAGGCCTACGCCACGGCGGGCAAGGACGACGCGGCGCCCAATTCGATGTGGGCGAAGCGGACCTGGGGCCAGTTGGAGAAGTGCGCCGAGGCCGCTGCGCTGCGCCGCGCCTTCCCCGAGGAGTCGGGCCTCACGTCCGACGAGATGTTCGGCCGCGTGCTGGACGACGGTGGCCTGGTCGATCCCGCCAAGGTCATCGCGGCCGGCGGCGAGATGCCTGCCCCAGCCGCCGGTGAGTCGCGCGCGAAGATGCCGACAAAGAAGAAGGCCGGCGCCGCCGGGCTTGGCGAGAAGACGGTCGAGGCTGTTGAACCGGCAAAGACGGTGGAGGCGGAGGTCGCACCGGCTGGCGTGGGCAAGGCGGAGACGGTCAAAGCTGCCCAAGCCGTGATCGATCTGCCGGCCGAGCCGCCGGTCGCTGTGGCGAAGGAAGATCCCGCGGCCGCCGCGCCTGTTGCCGACGCCGATCCTGTCCCCGCGGAGTCGGAGTCCGTTGTCGCAAAGCCTGAGTGGCCGAAGACCGTCGTTGCGAAGGTCACCACGCTGCGCGAAGCCCCAGTGCAAAACCATCCGAAATACACTTCGGTCAAGGTGGCGCTACTCGGCGGAGGCAAGTGCGTGCTCGCGGGCAAGGAGATCGACGTCGCCGAGATCGGCCGCGTCGCCTTCGACCCGGAGAAGCCCGAGCTGGCGCCGTTTGCCAAGGTCAGCGACGCGCTGCTCCAACTCACGATCGAGGAGCAGCCCTCGACGTCGAACCCACAGAAGATGAACCGCGTCATCATCGCCGCCGATCTGGCCGACGAATTCTAAGATGCGCGTCTCGATATTCACTCCGTCGCACGATACCCGCTGGCTTGGGGAGGTATACGAATCGATCAAGAATCAGCCGTTCTCTGAGTGGGTCATCCTCCTCAACCTTGAGGCACGTCTTACAGAGGCGGCCGTGCGATCATTTTGGTTCGATCCTCGCGTGAAAGTCCATCGCCTCACGGAGGCGGTGGACGGAGTTGGAGCCGCGAAGAAGATGGCGTGCGAGAAATGCACGGGCGACATCCTGCTGGAGCTGGATCACGACGATCTCTTGATGCCGGGGGCCATCGACGAGGTGCTGCGCGCCTTCAAGGTGCCAGGCGTCGTCTTCGCCTACTCCAACGCCGTTCACATGAACATGGACGGCACCGAGCGGCCAAAGTTCGGCGACGGCAACGGCTGGGAATATCGACGGGTGAAGATCGACGGCAAGGACTACAACGAGATCGTGGCGTTCCCGCCGCTTCCGTCGAGCGTAGCTCGCATCTGGTACGCACCGGACCACCTCCGGGCGTGGCGGCGCGATGCCTACGAGCGGATCGGCGGGCACGCACCGATGCGAGTCCTCGACGACTTGGATCTCATGTGCCGGCTCTTTCAGGAGGGGCTGTTCTATCACATCGACAAGCCGCTCTACATTTACCGTGTCCACGGCGGCAACACCTGGCTTCGCTACAATGCGGAGATCCAGAGCAACGTGCCGCGCATCTTCGAGCAGTATATCGAACGGATGGCATTGAAGTGGGCGTATCAGTGCGAGCTGCTCGCACTGGATCTTGGCGGCCGATTCAACAGGGCGAAGGGGTTCAAGTCGGTCGACTTGCACGATGCCGACTTCATCGCCAACCTGAATCTCCGCTGGCCGTTTGACGATGGATCGGTGGGCGTTGTTCGCGCCTACGATGTGTTCGAGCACCTGTCTGATTCGATCCACACGATGAAGGAGCTTTTCCGCGTGCTGGCGCCGAACGGGATCGCCTGTATCCAAGTGCCAAGTACCGACGGGCGCGGGGCGTTTCAAGATCCGACGCACGTTTCGTTCTGGAACGAGAACTCGATGCTCTACTACACCAACATCCAGTGGGCGAAATATATCGATGTGCCGGTCAGGTTCCAAAATCTCCTGACCTATACGACCAAGCCCGATGCGAACGGCGTCTGCTGGGTGCGTTCGTTTCTGCTCAAGCTGGATGACGACCACGAACATCGCCCGCCTGGACCGATCAACATCTGATGGACTCACTTCAAAAATTACAGGCCGAGAACGCTGTCCTTCGCGCCAGCCTCGCCGAAGCCCACGACCGGCTTGCGAAGATCACCTATAAATATGGGTTGGTCGCGGCTAGGCTCGGCTTCGAGCCGGAGCTGCCGCACCTCAAGGTCGTGGCCTACTTAGAGTCGCTCGACATTCGGAGGAAGCGGTGAGCCGAAAACTTACCACCTACACCGAGCCGTCGGTCGCGGAGCGCCTCGCCCGCGCTCCCAGCATCGACGTGCTGCGCTTACTGCGCGGCTCGCTGGCCGTCGGATCAATCAAAGGAAACGTGGACCCGAGCGAGAAGACGGAGAAAATGTGGGAGCACATCTTTTGGCGGCGCGTGATCGAGCTGATGCTCACACCCGGCGGCGACTGCCCGACCTATATCTACAACGAGGCGCTCCGCTGGTCGAAGCCACCGCACGTCGCAGACGCGATCGAGATGGCGCTTAAGACCGCGTGCGCGTTTCGCAACCCAACACCACAATGACTCAGAGGCAGTTTCTGGCCGCCATGATGAATTGGGCCGCTGACGATATCGCGTCGTGGTCGCAGCAGGACGTCACTGCGACACTGATGCTCGCGCTCGGTAATGCCATGCGCGCAGCGGAGATCCGGGCAAAGCTGCCCTTCACCACGAGCTACTGGCTCAAAACAAAAGTCGCTGGAGATAACTGATGAGAACCAAAAACGGAAAACCTGTCCTGCGTTGCTCTAGTCTAAACCAGGCCATCGAGTGCCCTGGAGCCTTGCAGATCATGGCGAAGCTGCGGATCGAGGAAGAAGACGATCGCGCCAGTTGGGAAGGGCAGTGGTGCCATTACATGAGCGCGAAACGCTTCGTCGAGGCACATGGCGCGATGGCGCCGGAGCCAGGCCTGCCGCTCCCGCGAATCCCCAAAGGATACGAGCCGGCGGGCATCGCGAACTGGATCGTCGACTTTTATCACCGGGCCGTGATGGAGGAAACGCCCGGGGACTGGGCGATGGCCGTCGAAGACTTTCTGGAGTGGGAGTTCAACAAGTTCTGGCTGGAGGGCCACCCGGATGTGTACGCGCTGGATTCGAGTGCGCTCGCTTTGAACTTCGACGATCTCAAGTCCGGCGTGAACATCGTCGATCCCGCGGACCAGAATTGGCAGGTGCTCGGCTACGCCGCCCTGTTCAAGCTCACGTTCGATTCTCTCCGCCGCATCCGCGGCCGGATCATCCAGCCTCGCGCGCACGAGGATGACGGCGCCGGCGTGAAGCGCATCTCTGCGATGGTGATCGATGAGAAGGGAGTCTTCGACGGCGAAGGCTTCTGCACGATGGACGGCCTCACGATCCACAACTTTGTCGAGCGGCTCGTTCAGCGAGTCGACTTCTCACTCGAAAACAACATGCGGCTGAAAACCGGCAAGCAGTGCCGCTGGTGTCCGGCCGATCTTCAATGCCCCTGCCTGCAAGCTGAAAGGACCAAAATGGAAATGGAACTCACCAAGGACGCGCTCGACAAAATCGAGGCCACCCCGAACGACCAAACGCTCGCCGACTGGGCTTACGCCAAGAAGCTGCTCGGACCGAAGCTCGAGAAGGCGTGGGATATTTTCAAGGAGCGGCTCGCGGCCGCGCAGACCGGCATCTTCACGGACAAGGATGGACGCCAGTTCGTTCTCCGCGACTGGAAGGGCCCGCGCCACCTGAGCGACGCAGCGAAGGCGGAGGTGTGGGCCACGGTGTGCGAGGAGCTGGACGAGGAGCGCGCATTTGCCGTCATGGATATTTCGATCAACGCGCTCGAAAAGGCTTACGCCGCTCAACTGGACATACCGCTCGAATCGAAGAAGAAGGATTCAGGTCAATCACAAGTTGTTCAGAAGTTCGGAAAATTCATCACCCGCAAAGAGGGGAAGCAGTTGACGGTGGTGTGATGGGGTACACAACCCATTGATGCGTTCCCCATGACTGGCCCCGAATTGGATCTTTTTGGTGAGGCGCTCACCTTTCCATGCGACCGCCACCGCGTCATCAAACGCGGCGGCAAGGGTTGGAAAGGTGGCTACGCAGCTGCTCCCGGGAGCGGCCCGGCTGGACAAACCTGCGGCACCTGCGCGCACTATTGCTCGGTTGGCGGCTCGTCGCGGCGGTATCCAAAATGTGGACTCATGCGCCAGCATTGGACTCACGGCCCTGGCTCCGACATCAAGAAACGCATGACGGCGTGCTCAAGGTGGGAGGCGAAGGCATCATGATCGAGGCGTTCATCGACTGCCATCCACCGACAGCGACAGCGCAGCACAAAAGCACGCGCGTGTTTCTCCACAAGGAGTCGAAGAAGCCGAAGCTGGTCATGTTCGAGACCGGCAAAGTGAAGGATGCGAGAGAGGCGCTTCGCGCCCATTTCGAGCGGTTCTCTCCTGAAAAAGTGCTCGTTGGGCCACTCGTCTTCACCTGCGTCTGGACGTTCTACTGGTCGCACCAGGACGAGGCGCGACGGAAGCGCGGCGAGATAAACAACGACTGGGTGCCTAAGATCACGACGCCCGACGGCGACAACCTCGCCAAGATGATGAAGGACGTCCTGCAGGAGCTGGGGTACTGCTCGAATGATTCGCACATTTCCAAAGAGACCTACGAGCGCGGCCACGGGGACCGCCCGGGGATCCACTTCAAACTGGGGCCGTACCTGCGCCAAGACTGGTACAGACCACCCGAAGGCCCCGTGCCTCCACCGGAGGTTTTCTGGTGAGAGCGTTGAGGCCCCTTGAAGAAACGACGATCTGGCGCGACGGGGAGATAACCCGCATCGACCAGTTTCATCGCGTCAAGACGCTCAAGCGGATCGCTCCGCTTCCTGAGCCGAAGCTGCCCGAACCACCGAAGGAGGAGGAGCCGTATGAGCTTTGACATCACCATGCCGCTGCCGGCGGCGCCGGATGCCTTGGCGATTCCAGGCCTGCGGCAGTACCAGCAGGAGGTCACGAGCGATGTCGTGTCGTCGTTCATTCAGGATGAGGCGCTGCGCTCGCAGCTCATCGTCGCGGCGACTGGAGCGGGAAAAACGGTCATGATGGGCGGGCTGGCGAAAACCTTCATTCACGGCGGCCAGAAGGTCATGCTGCTCGCGCACACGCAGGAGTTGCTCGACCAGGCGCGCGACAAGTTCGAGCGGTTGGCAGGAGTCCACACCGGACTGGAGAAGGCGGCCAGCACCGCCAGCCTACACGACAAGGCGGTCGTCGCTTCCGTCCAGACGATGCGTGGCTGGGACCGACGCCGCGTTTTTCCGAAGAACCACTTCGGACTCGTGCTCGTTGACGAGGCGCACCGCACGATGGCGAAGAGCTACATGGACTCGCTCGACTACTTCGACGAGGCCCGCGTTGTCGGCGTGACCGCGACGGCCGACCGCGGCGACAAGCAGCTGCTCGGCGAATTCTACCAGCGGCTCGCGCAGCCTGAATACAACATGCTCGCGGCCATCAACGACGGATGGCTCGTGCGCGTGGAGGTGCAACCGCTCTCGGTGCAGGTGGATCTCACCGGCATCAAGTCGAAGGCGCAGGGAGGCGAGAAGGATCTCGACATGAAGGTGGTCGCGCACCGGATCGAGCCCTTCCTGGCCGACATCGCGGCCGATGTGTGGAAGTTCGCCGGCAATCGCAGAATCCTCGGGTTTACGCCATCGGTTGAAGTCGCGCGCAAAATGGTGGAGCGGTCCGTCACGGCTGGGTTCACTAAAGTCGATTGGGTGGCCGGCGAGGACAAGGACAGGGAGCGCAAGATCGCGGCCTACAAGCGCGGGGAGATTCAAGTCTTGTGGAACGCGATGCTGCTCACCGAGGGGTTTGATCAGGACGACATCGACGCACTCGTCATCCTTCGGCCGACGGAGGTTCGCGCGCTCTACACGCAGATGGTCGGCCGCGGCACACGTCCGCTGACGGGGATCATCCCGGCGCTCAACGCCGCACCGGACGCCGCAGCGCGTCGTGCGATCATCGCCGATAGCGCGAAGCCTCACGTCCTCGTCCTCGATCCGCTCTGGCTGCACGAGAAGCACAACCTCGCCGAAGCGGCCTGCCTCGTATCGAAGAGCGAGGAGGAGCAGAAGATGATGAAGGGAAAGCAGGGCGATCTGCTGACGATCGCGTCGGAGGCCTCGCGCGACCTGCTCGACAGCCTGCGGGAGAAGATCCTCGCGAACGCCAATCGTCGCGTGGCGCGCATCGATCCGTTCACGTTCGGCATTGTGCTGGGCCACGAGGAGCTGGTGAACTACGCGCCAGAGACCTTGTGGGATGCGCGCCAGCCTACGATCGAGCAGCTTCGCGCGCTGGTGGACAATGGGATCGAGGCCGAGGAAGTGCGCTGGCGCGGGCAGGCGCAGAAGATCCTCGGGATTATCACGGAGCGGAAAGAGCGAGGGCTTTGCTCAATCCGCCTGATGAACTGGTTGAAGCGCCACAAGATCGAGGCGGCCAACATGACACATGAAGAGGCGACACGGCAACAGCGCCGCCTTTTCGGGAGCGGATTCCGATGAGCTTCGACCTAGACGACGATCCACTCCCGACGGAGCCGCCTGGATTTCGGTATAAGCCGAAGCCGAAGGAAGAAGGTCGCTCGCTGCCGCACAGCCTCGAAGCCGAGGAGTACCTGCTTTCGTGCCTGCTCATGGACGGCCAGGATGTTGTTCCGCGCTGCATGGAGATGCAGATCCACCCGCGTGACTTCTACGACCCGAAGCACGCCATCGTCTATGGCTGCATCCTGCATCTTCACGAGGCAGCAAAGCCGATCGAGATCTCCATTGTCGCGGAAGAGCTGAAGCGCACGAAGCAACTGGATCAGGTTGGCGGCTACGCGTTTCTCGCTCAGGTAAGCAGCCGCATCCCGACGACAGCGCAGTCGAGCTACTTCATCGATAAGGTAAAGGAGCAGGCTCTTCTTCGGGAAATCATCCGGTCGGCGACGGGCGTGGTGGAGGATGCGTACAAGTTCACCGGAGGGATCGACCAGTTTTCAGCGGATGCCGTCCAACGAATCGAGCACGTCGCGACCGGGGCCACGGGCGCCCTGCAAATGCTCGCCGCCTGCCAGTTTGATCCGAAGAAGCCGATCGTCGATGGCAAGGTCGTCCTCAAGTTGAACGGCGTCATTGTCTGCACCGCGGGCAATCTTACCGCAGTCGTGGCGCCATCCGGCGTCGGCAAGTCTGCGGCCATCGGCGCCACGATTGCTGCCTTCTGCGTGACCGGGACCGACGACGTGGATACGCTTGGATTTGAGGGCCCGAACTACGAGAAGCTGCCCGTGCTTCACTTCGATACCGAGCAAAGTGAGAGCGATTTCCAGAAGCTCATCCATCGATCAATGCGGCGGGCCGAAATCGATGCGCTGCCCGACTGGCTGAAATCCTTTCACCTGACCGGCAAGAGTGCCGGGGAGGCGCGGCATCTGGTCGAGGCGGCGATCAGTCACTACGGCCGGAAGCACGGGAGCCTTCATGCCGTCATTATCGACGGTTGGGCCGATCTAGTCGTTGACCCCAACGACACCGCTGAGTGCTTCCCGTTCATCGCGCGGATGCACATGCTGGCGATCAAATACAAGTGTTCGATCATCGGCGTCGTTCACTTGAATCCTGGAAGCGAGGCCAAGATCCGCGGCCACCTCGGAAGCCAGATTGAGCGCAAGGCCGAGACGGTCCTCCAGCTTTCGATGGACGATGATCTCATCACCGCGATCTGGGCATCCAAGAAGCGCGGCGCTCCGTTGCGGAAGGAGGACGGGCCGAGGTTCAAGTGGAACGACAGCCGCCAAATGCACACGACGATGGGCGACTGGCGGGAGCAGAAGGCCAAGGACCGTGAGGAGAAGAAGGTCGCACGGGAGCAGAATCGGCCGACGTCATTCCGCGAGAAATACAACCGGATCGACCTTCTGAAATACTTCCCATTGGCCGGTGAGCCGATGCGGCCGAGGCAAGAACTCATCCGCCGGATGAACGACACGATCAAGGTGACGGATCGCAGCTTCAGCCGAATCGTCGGCGAAATGCTCGAACTTGGATGGATCGAGAAGAGCGAGTCTGGATACCGGCGCACGCTTACAGGAGACGACTGGGTACTGCGCGGATCTGAACCGCCCCCAATCGACGAAGAAGCCTTTGAACCATGAGCGAAGAAAAAAAATACGATAACACGAATCGCGGAGCACTGTTTCGCAACGACCGCAAGACCTCGGACAAGCATCCCTCACACAAGGGCAACGCGACGATCGAGCTGAAAGCGGACTGTACGTGCCCAAAGTGCGGGCATCAGTTCGGCCTCGTTTCACTCATCAAGTATTGGCTCTCAGCCTGGGTGAAGACTGGCAAAAACGACTCGCGGTTTTTCTCCATCTCCTTCGAGAAGGTCGAGGCGCCTGGCGCCGGAGGCGCTCAGCGTCCCTCGCGATCTGGATCGACATCGGATAGTTCGGCGGCTCCGGCGCAAGCAAGTCGGCCGTCGCGGTCTTCCCCGGCGCCTACGAACAACCTCGAAGAAGACGTTCCTTTTTAATCCCCAACACACATGGACATCGAACCAGAAGCCGAATCAGCACAGAGCAAACTTGAAGCTACCATTGCGGAACTTCAGACCGCACTCGACGCGAGCAACCGAAAGCTCGACAGCTCAGCCGCGGAAATCCGTGCGCTGCGCGTATCCGTCGCCCAATATGGAGAGCAGGTCAAAATCCTCGACGAGAAGGTGGGGCTCGCAAAGGAAGCCCTCATTCCATTCGTGAAGAAGACGCGCGCCTGGACGGTCGGCGAAGCATGGCCAAACCTTGGCGTGCAGTGCATAGGGCCCATCACATGGGGCGACCTCAAAAATGCAGCTGAAGCGGGCGCAAAACTGTGAAGTCAAAACTGACAGAACAGGAATTGAAAAAGAAGCTGACGCAGATGCACCGTCGCGCTCAGAAGGCAGAGGCGTGGGCATTTCGCGCCGAGAAACGCGCCGACTGCTTGGCCGGCTCGCTCCGCAGATTGTTGACGAAAGCGCACACCTAGAACAGACCACACTCCCGATGGAACCCGAATCTAAGACGCCGACAGTTGGCGCAGTGCATCGCGCTATGCTCGAAGCCAAGGGCGACCATGCGACGGCGGCCGCGGCACTCGACGTGTCCGTCGAAATCCTGAACAGCGCAATCAAAGCATCACGCGACCTCACCCTATATTGGAATGGCGTGGGGGTTCCTGATGAGGTCGATTCGCTCGACCGCAGGCCGGAGCCGGTTGAACGCCGCGAGCAGATCATTCAGCTCAACGCGAAAGACGTGCAGCGATCCAGTGCTGTATTCAGCCAGGTCAACCGGCTGGACAGTACCGACTGGGAGGGGATGGGGGTACAGGACACGAAGACGCTCGGCATGATGCGTCAATTCGAGGGCACGGGTGCCGGCCGCAGCGTGCTCAAGCTCATGGACACGATGCAGGGTGGCATGGCCTACTGCTTCGCCAGGACCAGCCGCCAGTTCTCCGATGTCGCCGACGGACTCGAGGCGGAGCTGCGGAAGGATAAGCCGGATGACGCCAAGGTGCTGCTGCTGCACACGCGGTTCAAGGATCTCGCCGACATGATGCGGCAGTTCAGCAAAGAGGTTTCGAACGCGGCGAACATCCGGCTCATGATCGCCGATCGGGCGCGTAGAATTCAGAAGGCCGGGGACAAGATGAGGAAACCAGGATGGAAGGGACCAAACATGCAGGGACAAAAGGGCGCAGCATGAAAAGCCACTCACGCAAACAGATTCAGGGGGAGTGTCGTCGTCTCACGGCGCGGCTGCAGCCCATCATGGTTGAGCACTTCGACACCTGGCTCGTCATCGGCGTTCGAGCTGGCGAAGGGCCGAGTATCCACATTCGAGGCGGCTATCTCGACCCGCGCATGGATCACGAATTGATTGTGGCGGCCGAAGCGGCGATTAAGAGATCTAGACGTGGCAAAAAAAAGCAGGGTTGAGCAATTCGTTGATCTTCTTGCCGAGGAAAACCTCGAGGTAGATCCAGACTATACGGTCCCGCCCATTCCGCCCGACGGCGGAGAGGGAGCCACGGCCGAGGATGACTTCTGGGAGCCGGAACTGGGAGCCGTGGGCCGGGAGATTTTCTTTTGCGACAAGAAGTTCATGCTCGCACATGGCGAGCGCGGATCTGGCAAGACGTTCGCCTGCCTCCACAAAGTGGTGAAGCATCTGCATGACCACGACGGGGCGATGGCGTGCATCACAGTAGTCACTCGATCAAGCGCCATTCTCGGCGGCGCCTGGACGAAGTTTCAGATCGTGCTGAACATGTGGCGCGAGGCGATCGGGCTCTGTGGTGAGGGCAAGAACGGGGAGATCGTCTTCAAGATGGACGACGCGCGGAATCGTTTCTGCTGGATCAGGAACTCGCACGGCGGTTGGAGCATGGCGTTCCTGAAATCGCTGCAGCACGCCGACCACATCAAGGAGCGCGTGAAGGGCATGGAGTTCTCCATCTTCTTCTTCGATGAATTGACGGAGACGGACGACGAGCGGTACTTCACGGACACGATCCAGCAGCTCGGCCGCCTTCAAGGCATCCACCCTCAGCAGTTCATCGGCGCGTGCAACCCATCGGACGAGGGCGAGGACCACTGGGTCCACAAGCGTTTCTTCCAGGGCTTCGACAACCCAAACGAGAAGATCCCAAAGCTCTCTAAGGACTACGGCGTGTTCCACGTCAAGATGACGGAGAACCGCTTCATGGACCGGAAGGAGGACTACATCCAGACCGTCATGGAGGCGACGCGCAACGACCCGACGGCCTACGACCGGCTGATCCTCGGCAAGTGGGTGAAAAAGCCAACCGGCAAGGGATTGTTCGCCGAGCATTTCAGCCGAGACATTCACCTCCGCGGCGACGCCAAGAAGATGCAGTTCATCATCCCGCGCGGGAACGTGATCGACATCGGGTACGACATCGGCACGGCCAACACCGCGATCATCTTCACCGAGCGAATTCAAACCACGGCCGGAGAGTTGACCAGTTGGTTTGATGAGATCGTGAAGGTCGGAAAGTACCTTCCGATTCCGCTCCTTGCGCCGCTACTCCTGGCGCGCATGAACTACTGGTGCGGACGAACTGCCCGGCCCCTATTCTTCAATCACATTGGCGACTCCGCTTCATTCGACCAGATGCGAACGGACGGGAGCTATGACGCACGAAAGCTCGAAGAGGAGGTGGCCAAGGAGTTGAAGGAGCGGCCGGAGCGTTACCCGAATCTAAAGCACCTCACAACCGACGATCAGGCGCGCCCGATCGAAAGGCCGGTGAAGCTCGTGCCCTGCCCAAAGCCGCCAGGCTCTCGCGCCGCACGCGCCCGCATGATGATCTCTCGCCTGCAGGCGAAGCTCGTAGTCGCCTCTGCGCGATGCCTTAAAGTCATCGAGATGTTCGAAAATCTGGAGCAGGAACCGGACAAGCCGTATGAGCCAAAGAAGGGATCTAGGCACGGGCACTCCTTCGATGCAGGATCATACGTCGTGTACTTTTTCGAGATGGGCGGTCGCAGCGGCAGCAACTCGAGTAAGCTCGGATCTGCAAATTTGGTTGAACTGAATCCGTAGGGGCTCATAAGCCCTTACGCATGGCGCTGCTCCAAGATAACCTGGTACTGTCCAAGGATGGCAGGAAGGCTTTGGTGGAGCTGCTGCAGTCGCGACAGCCTGGTGATCGCCTCAGCCTTCACGTCGATGTGGTGATCGTTGAGAACCTCCCGGGCTACGCATCATTCGATGTTGAGCACGCCGAGGAAATGTCGGGGGCGATGTACGCCGAGCCCCCTGCGCCGACCGGCAAGGAAAAGGGCGCGATGTCGTATCTTGCGGATTCGGTCATCGGCGTGATGATGCGGAAAAAGCCTTCGTGAAGCGTGACGGCCACCCGCCCTTTCCGCCAATCACGAGTGAGGCTGTGCTGAAGCTGCCTCGCGACTCCAGCGCGGCTTGGTGGAAGCAGCGCGACCCAAGTTGTGGGCGCGTGCTAATTGCGCTCATCAAGGGCAGCCGGGTTCAGGTCAGAAACATCTACTCCCGCCAGGACGGGAAAAGGTTTGTGGAGTGCGCTTCGATCAATGGCCGCGGCGTGCCGATCGACAACCTGTTCAAGGTGGGGTGGCAGATCTATCGCCCGCCTTTTGCGGTTCGTGATCCGTCGCCGGGCACGTATCTCACGTTCACCGGCAACAAGGAAATCGATGCCTTCGACGAGTGGTTTCGGATCCTGTCCGGCCCGAATGCCAATCGGTGGTGGCGTAGGCCGGAGCGGATCGACCGCAATCAGCGGTACAACACGCCGGTCTATCGATTGCTGCAGAACCACTGGTTGACGCTGGGCGACGAGTGGACGCCGGAGAGGTTCTGCAACCTGTGCCGGGTTTGGAATCTGACTCCTTTCGAGCTGGGTGCCATGATCGGATGGCCGCCGGAAGATGCCGAGGCATTTTCAAATCGGACGCGGGGCAAGCCGAGCAATGCGCCGGCGTCATGGACTCCGCCGCGGAGCATCCTGATCTGGCTGCAGTTCCTTGAGAACTTTCGCTTCGGCATTCCTACGTGGCCCGTGCCGCCGCCGGAAGAGCTCAAACAATCGACCCCGGCCTCAGCCGCGTAATCGCCATGATCGACCACCGCGTCCTCAAACACTACGGCACCACCAACAGCCAGCTCCGCACGTTCTTCACGGCGCGCACGCAGGTTCAGCCCGGGGCCACTCCTCCGACATCATCCGTCCTCACGGCTTCATCCGACACCGGACCGAGGACCACCGACACGATGGAGATGAAGTCGGCGAAGTTCAAAAAGCTCCTGACTTCCTACATCGAAGACGGCCGCCGCCATTGCTTCCGCAACTACCGCCACTTCGCGTCCACGGACCTGCTGCGCGACTCCCAACCCAACCTGCCGGAGAACGTACCGTTGATGGCGTATGCTCAGGGCAAGATCGATGTGAAGACCGCGGAGAAAGAGCTGACCTCGCTCTCGTGTGCGGATAAATTCATCGAGACAAAAACCTGCGAGACGAATACGCAGGAGGTGAAGAAGGTCGTCAATTTCGCGCGATTGCAGGAGGTGTGCTTCGATGTTGCCCGGAGCTACATCGCCCGGCGCGCGAACGCGCAGAACAACAAGTACAACTCGCTCCGCCCCTTCTTCCAGTTTCAGTGCCGCGGCACGCGACTCGAGGACCACCTCAAGGGCGAGGTGATGAGCCAGTACGGCGAGGTAATGGTGGACCAGTACAACTACCGGCACGAGCACGAGCAGGCGGTCCATGCGATGTTCTACGCGCGCACAGTGGTCTTCCCTTCTGGCGCTTGGGACGTTGAGACTCAAACGCACGTCGCGCCGGACAACTTCAACGGTGAGGCGCAGGAGGTTGACGTAGAGGGCGGCGGCAAGCTGCGGCTCGTGACGCGCGTTGAGCGCGAGGGCGTGAAGATGGTTCGGCCGAATCCGGCCCGCGTGATCTACGACACATCGAAGCCGCTCTCCGGCATCAACACCAACACCGGCCCGCGCTGGATAGGGTTCTTCGATGTCCAGCGTTTCGGCGACATCGCGACCAACCCCGACTTCTTCAACAAAGAGGCGGTGGCATGGAGCCGGTCAGGCGCTTCAATCCTCGACCAGAATCGCGCCTACTTCGATCTCATCTTTGCAGGCCAGCCGCTCAACTTCCCGAAGCTCACTTCCGGGGCCGAACCGGGCGGAGCGTCAGTCGACCTGGCGGCTCAGAATGAGCGCGCGAGCAACGCCTACCTCTATTCCGTAGATAGCGACGACGACAAGGCGGTGTTCGTCACCGACCTTCGCGTGCGTGTGGTGCCGAAGGACTGGGGGATGGGCGAGTATCCGCATCCGATTTGGCTCCGCGTGCTCGTCGCCTCGGACGACACCGTTGTCTTTGCAGAGTGGCTGCCGTCGCTCCCCGGGATCTACTTCGGTCACAACGAGGACGATACCAGACTCCTCAATATCACGATGGCGCACGAGCTGATGCCCTGGCAGGACCAGCTCTCGAACATCATGTCGCAGCTTCTGATGAAGATGAAGCACGCGCTGTTTCGCGTGATGCTCATCAACACCGACGTGGTGCCAAAAGCGATCGTCGACAAATTCCGGTCGGACCTCGACACCCCGAAATACTACATCAACCCGCATCTGCTCGAAGTCTCGTTCAACGAGCTTGGCCGGGAGCTGGGTCTCGACTTGGACAAGATTTTCCGGGTGGTGGGATCCGGCGAAGGCACGAACGCGAACGAGAGCGAGTATATCAACAACGCTTTCAAGGCCATCATCCAGATCCTGGCCATCATCGAGCGGCTCCAGAACATGAGCCCGCAGGAGCAGGGCCAGCCGGCTCCGCGCGAGATCACGGCGCAAGAAGTCGCAGCGATCGAGAGCACCACGCAGGCGACCTACAACGCGATCAGCTCGTCGATCGACAAGGCGCGTGCGGCCTGGAAAAAGATCATCTACGAGAGCGCGATGGCGCACGCCACGCAGTCGCCTTACCTGCCCGTGTCGCAGCGGTTCATGCGTGAGACGATCACGAAGGCAGGCTTCGAGATTGTCGATTCGGCAGAGCCGCAGGGGGCCGCCAACAAGGCGGGGTACACCATCATAGGCAACAAGGCGAAGATGGTGCACGAGTACGTCTTCACGTCCCGCGACGGCGGCGACCGCGCCTCGAATCGCGAGGCCGCCAACGTGCTTCAGCAGTTCCTCGTCGGCATCCTCCCGCAGATCGGGCCGGAGGCGCTCGGTAAGCGCCGGATCTTCGAGATCATCAATGAAATCTTCCGCCTGCTCTCGTCCTACGATCTCAAGCTGGAACTGGAAGAGGGCGAGGGCGAGGCGATGAACCCGACCACGCAGAACGCGATCGCTCAACTGCAGGAGGCGTTCAGCCAGCAGATGGGCGAGCTAGGCAAGGCGCTGCAGGAGCACGAGCAGGAGATCGGCGGCATCGCAGACGCCCTGGAGAAAATCAACGGCTTCATGGCCGAGATGGGCCGAGAGCCCGCCGCCACGTAAAATTCCCCCATGACAACCACACCCGCACCCAGTGCACCCAGTCCGACTAAGTCGTTCCTGAACACGCTCGGGAAGCACATCGCCCTCGGCGATCGTCTTCCTGCCATTGAGCCCAAGCCGCCCGAAGGTGCGCCCGATGCGCCCCCGGCCACGCCTGCGGAGACTCCTGCTCCAGAAGCGAGCGCGCCCGCCGCCGCACCCGCCGCACCCGCCGCGCCCGCCGCGCCCGCCGCGCCGCCGCCCGAGCCCGAGCCGAAGCCGGATCCACGGCAAGATCGTCCGCTCGCGCCTGTTGACGAGACGGAGTTTGCCAAAGATGATGGCGCTCCGCCGATTCAGACTCCGCGGGATCTTCTCAAATACG